GAAGCAGTCTCACGACTCGTCCTATGCATTGACCAGTGCAGAGGATCAGACTTATGGTCCCTCAGAACAAGAAGAACAATCGTTCTAAGAAGAGCGTCATGACCCAACAGCGGTCAACGCTAACGTCGATTTCCGCGCCTGCTGCGCTCGGTCAAATCGGCAAAGGCAATTGCTACACTTTTGGCGTTGCCTCGCATCCGGAGTTGGGTAAGGGTCTCAAGCTCCGGTTTCATGCAAAGCTTGGTTATATGCAGTACAACACTACCATCGCCACACAACAGCTCGTCCCCTACAATGGTGGTTCGAGCTTGGCGGTGAACAGCTACTACATGTCGCCGAGCAACCCTGTTGGTCCCATTGGTCTACTGTACCTTTCCAAAGGTTTCGATCAATTTGTGTACCGCAAGCTGCGCTTCGTCATGATGTCGCAGAGCGCGACCAACACTGGTGGTGGTATCCAGTACGGCTTTGTCCGTGATGCCAATCGTTCGTCTACTCTTGACAGCCTCTCCAATGCAACTAAGCTAAGTGCAATTGCTGAGGTTGCCGGTTCGATGACTCTTTCGAACTGGCAGAGCGCATCGATCGACGTGCCTGTCGACGATGTGCCGCGTTATGTGGGCGCAGCTACATTTGCAATTGCTGCGAACGCTCGTCAGAACTACGCTGGTACACTGCAGTACGCTGCAACCAGCGGTGTTACTGCTGTCTCGCATGATGTTTACATTGAGGGCGAGGTCGACCTGTTCGGCTTTGACCCCTACTTCATCAACAATGCGGGTATGGCAGATGAGAAGACGCCACCTCCTCCCACTTTGCGACGCGACGACACCGACGTGGTGGCAGCTCCTGCTGCCGCCGCAGACCGGCCCGTGTCAGCAGCCCCCACTCCAGTAGCGATTCAGCAGCGCCCTCCGGGTGCACGTTGGTTCGCAGGCTGAGGTGGAGGTCATCTCCAAGCCAGTGCGCAGGCGAATGCGCACAGCCGTCTAGTGAACGGCTTAATTTCACTAGTTTCACCTGGCATGCCTGATGCTGGGGTCACAAACACGCCGACTATTCGGCGTGGCACTTCGGAAGGTGGCCAATTGAAATGTCACCAGCCATAGCCAGAACTTTGGCGCGCCCTGTTAGGCTCTATAGATGTGACTCACGTAAGTTCGCGATAAGTGGTCCTTCTGAGCCTTTCAGTTAATTAGGGGTTGCGTAGGGGTTTAATCTGGTGTGGTTGGAAGATAGTAGATTGGTTTCCGGGTGTATGCTGTACCAGGAATTAGTTGCCACAGTGTGTGATGCACGTGAATTCGTGCCGGAGAAACACGCGCCAGTGGCGACCGTATCCTGGATTAAATGCAGCGACGATGCTGGCCCAACCCGGCCGGTGCTGCGGGCGTTACACGCAGCCTCCCTTAACAACATGTCCTGCCCAAACCCCCCCCATGCAGGTAAGTCCTGCCGTTGCCGCCGACGAAAAGGGCGTGAAGGAGGATAAGTGGCATGTCAACACCAGCCACAGAGACGGGCGACGCAAGGCGCCCAACTCTCGCGACCGTGCAAAGGTCGCTCGCGCCAAGGCAGCAAAACGCCAGCGCGATGGAGCCAAGAGGAAGAAGAAATTCGATTCAACCCTTGGCTACCCTGGTGAGGGTCCCACGCGAGGAAAGGATGACAGGTTGGCTGTCACCAGAGGTTCGCGTGGTGGATCCAAGCACCCAAAGGACGTCGCACGCGATGCGACGAAGCGCCGTGTTACCAAGCGCTTCGACAGTACTTTGGGTTTCCCCGGTGAGGGGCCATCTAGCCGCGATGACAGGTTGAAGGTCACTCGTGGCGGTCGAGGTGGCGCTCAGCACCCCCGGGACGTGGCACGTGATGCACGCAAGAAACGCAGGTTCGACTCAACAATGGGTTTCCCAGGAGAAGGACCTGAGCGCAAGCACGACAAACCACGAGATAACAAATGGGCCAAACCCGCTTTGGTCTGCCACAACTGTGGCAAGGTTGGACACAAGAAGGCAGTTTGTAGAAATGCCTCCCAACCTCATAGCCAACAAAATCCTAATCCACCTGACCAGCAACGAGATCAAGCACGACGTGCTCAAGGTAAAAGTGCTGATGACGCCATTCGCGACATTGAACGCGAAGACGGCAAGCGGTCTGGTGGTGAAGGTGCAGCAGAGGAGAAGAAAATTGATCCCGCAGTCGTGCGGGCAAAGATCGTGGCCGATATATACTCCAAGGCCACGACCATGCTGCTCACGAAGGACCTTGCGAGTGAACATGACCGCAATGTGGTGATTCGTGCCATGACAGCAATTGCCCGCAAGGAGCAGTTGCATGCCCGGGGCGAGGAGAACGTCTCGGGAGTTGTCATGGAGATCTACAACCGTGCAATGGTTGATGTCCTCAACCAGCGAACCAACGCTTATCGTCGTCTTGCAGTTCACAAGTACGAAAACGACGATGAAGAGGACTTCAAATCGCTATCCGAGCTTGATGAAGACTTGGTTGGCAAGACGCCGTTGCACAAACTCAACACAATCTCCCGTGTTGAGCCTTTCTCCATGGTTGCAGTGGGACGACGGTCCTGCTGCCGCCGCCTGTGGCAATGGTTTGTTGGAGCGTTTGCCGCGGTGGTTCCGATCTTTGCACTGTTTGCGTGGGTGCTGGTCGAGGAATTTGTCAAGCACGCTCCTGAGGCACCGTTCTTCATTCTCCACTCTGAAGCACGGTTTGGCATCGCATTACTCGTTTGCGCTGCCATGGCCTCATTTGAAGTCCGGACCATGAGTGGGTGGCGGTTGCCACTCGCCCTTGTTGCACGCTTTCTAGCCCATGCAGCACTGGCGACTATTCCGCTCATCCCGGCCATCTTCTTGCATTCCGTCTGGAATGTGTTGATGTACTGTCTTAGCGTGTCTTGGATGTTAGACATGCGTGAGGTGGACCTCACAGCAGATGAACCAGTTATTCAGGACATCTGCTGTGATGAGTTCGCCATGAAGACGTAGGGCGTTCAGGCCGAGTACAAGGTTCGCTGGGGTGAGCCTACTTGCGTGCCGCACTTTGGTGCACGCATGATGTGGGGTGTTGCTGGTTATAAACCCACTGTATTTCGGTCGTGTTCGCACAATGAGAAGGTTTCTATGGATGGCAGAGTAGGCAAGTTGTTGCCTGTTCATGCCAGTCCAGATGCTATGGCTGCTTGTGTTGGCAAGTGGAAAGCTGTTTCCCAGGCCATTACACCCCACCTTCTCAAGTTCATCGAGCGAGTCCGTCGGCCAATCGGATTCGAACGATGGTCCGCAAGCTTTCCACCTGCACGTCGGGAGGCTTTGCGAAAAACCCGCACTGATGGTAACGATATGCCTAATCTCGTTGCCAGCTCATTTTTAAAGCGTGAGCTTGCAGTTAAGGACAACGCCGATCTGGCCTTCAAAGATCCGCGGTTCATCCAGGGATGCCCACTTGAGCTTAGCGCAAGTTGTGGTCCGTCTCTACGAGTCCTTGCAAAGAATGTGCGGGAAGGGTTAAGGCCCCGTGAGTTCACACGTGCTGAGATTGAGTCTGGTCGCCAGATCATTTACACGTGTGGGCTCAACAGTGAGGAGGTTGGCGACTCTTTGGCAAGAGCAACCAAACTCATTGAGGAAATGTGTGAAGCCGGTGAGCGCGTGGTCTATGTTGAGGATGACCAGTCGCGCTTCGATTTGCACTTACTCAAGGGCCCCTTTAAACACCTGTCCGGTCTGTACCGCAAACTGTTGGCGCGCCGAGTCGCGTCGCTGTTGAGGCGTAAGACTGCGAAAGGAGTCACCAATTTGGGCACATCGTACTCGGTGCCTTATACGATGCAATCAGGATGGCCAGACACCAGCGTTGGAGATACGCTGGTCAACGCTACTATGAAGTTTCATATCCACGGTGTTGGCCGAAAGTGGATCAGTATCATATGTGGCGATGACAGTGTGACCATCACTACCGATCGGGAGGTTGATCGCATCGGCGGCGTTCCTGGGCTTGTTGCGGAGTATGCAAGCCTAGGAATGGAAGTTGAAGCCAAGATTGAGTGGGATCCGTTGCAGGTTGGATTCTGCTCTGGCCGCTTCTTTCCGCATGGTGACTCTTTTATTTTGATGCCCAAAACGGGCAAACTGCTTGCTAAGCTATGCTGGGATATGGTTGACAGAAATCCCAGCGATCGCAAGGCATGGCTGCGAGGAATCGTGGCCACACTGAAGCATTATGGACAGATAGATCCCTTGCTTCGCGCTCTCGGTGAAAGTCTAGGGCGCGAGCTTGGTGATGGTAAGGTCATCAGTGAGTGGTTTAACGAGTACAAACACCACATTGGGAATGTAACTGCTCCCAGTGTGGCTGATGTTGATGTTTACTTCGATGCGCATTATGCACTTTCGCATTCTGACATCGAGGAACTTGCCTCACTTCTTAGTCAACAGAAGGTGGGGCAGTTCTGTGAGCATCCCTTGCTTAGCAGTTTAGTTGCCGCCGACGTATAACGTGGCGGCAACGGGGCAACAGAGGTCGCTGTGTGGAGTAATGAACCCACGGCGTTGGTGCACTTGACGGTGCAAGTCGACTCTGATCTTCGGATTGTGGTCTTCTACATCTGTCAGTGATTCCAGCCTTGGTGCTACCGAGCACCCCCATGTGAGGCCATGCAATGGAGCCAGGAGAGTTACAACTTCTGTGAACAAACTACTCAGGTGGGTTAACCCTGAGGTGCGTGACTTTATCACGCGTTTAC